AAGAGATTAAGGCAGCGTGCAAAGGTTGTGACGCTGAATTTGTTTTGCAACAACTGGAAGCAGAAGCGACAGTTGCGGACGCTCTTGCAGCGTTTACGCAGGTTGTAAACAAAACAAACGCCGAACTGAAAGAAGAAGTTGAATCGCTAAAAGCAACCATCGAAGCGATGGAAGAAGAACACGAAGCGATGAAAGAAGAATACGCGGCAATGGAAGAAGAACACGAAAACGCTGAACCATTGCCCGACGACGAAGAAGAAGAAGAAGAAGAAGCGATGGAAGAAGAAGTTGAAGCGATGGAAGAAGAAAAGAAGGCCATCGTAAATCGTTCGACTTTAAAACCAGTTCGTCGACCAAAACAAAGCGGAATTAAATCTGCAAAAGCTGAATGGCAAGAAGCAATCAACGCTGCGTTGCAACTGCCGCACATCAAATCAAACGTCGATGCGGCTAAGTATGTAAACCGTCAAGACAAAGCATTGCGGGAACGTATGGTTGCCGAATGTCAGCCCAACTAGCGAACATCAAAGTTCGTTAATCGTTTTCCGTTTTTAAATTATTCAAAAAGGACAAAAAACAATGTCACAAAAAGTTGATTCAAACGAAAAGAGTTTTACCGCTGATGGAGCAATTGGCCAATATTCGCTCGTTTCAAAAACAGCGACAGGCGTTGCGGCTTGCGGCATCGACGATAACCCAATCGGATCTGCAACCCGCGAAGCGTTTGCGGCTGGCGATGTTATTTCAGTAAAGTTAAGCAGCGGAGCAGGAACGCACAAAGTTATTGCAAGTGCCGCACTCGCTGAAGGTGCAGAAGTCTTTACGGCTGCAAGCGGAAAAGTTGGTGCATCAGCGTCAACCGCGTATCGCGTTGGCATTTTACTGGAAGCCGCTGGTGCGGATGGCGATGTTGTTGAAATGCTTTTCCAGAACGACAACACCGCAGTAAGCTAAACGACTGAACGAACGGACCACTAAACGACACGGGAACGGATTGGCATCAATTAAATGAAAACAAAAAAAAGGAAATATCATGCCAAGTCCAAGCAGTTCACTCGCAACATTACGACCCGACTTAGCGGGTTCGTTAATGGAGTTCGATTTAGAAATGAACCTAAACGGGTTCGTTGGTTCGTCTGTTTTGCCGGTCACAAACGTTGACCGCGAAAGCGGAAAGTTCGGAAAGATTTCGTTGGAATCGTTGTTGCAAAACAGCAATACCAAACGTGCCGCTGGTGCGGGTTACAGTCGTGGAAACTGGACGTTTACTGATGCGTCTTTTGCTTGTGAAGAATACGGGCAAGAGGAACCGGTCGACGACAGAGAAGCACGAATTTATGCCGATTACTTTGATGCCGAATTGGTTTCAACGTTGCGTGCAAGATCAACAATCATGGTTGAAGCCGAAAAGCGAATTGCCGCTGCGGTTTACAACGAGACTACATTTAGTGGTCAGATTACAACCGTGACCAACGAATGGGACGACGCAACAAATTGCACTCCAATTGTTGACGTGAACACCGCAATCAACGCAGTTTACGACCGCACTGGCATTTGGGCGGATTCGCTTGTCATCAACAAAAAGGTGTTTCGCAACTTGCGTGCAAGCGACAAAATTAAAGACGCGATTGCTGCCAGCGGTGCAGGCGATCCAACCAAGCAATCGGACATTACTGTTCAGATGCTTGCTCAAGTCTTTGATTTGAAAAACATCTTTGTGGCTGGTGGTTCCAAGAACTCTGCCAACGAAGGCCAAGCCGCTGCACCGGCGCAAATTTGGTCGGACGAATATGCAATGGTCTTTAAGGCTGCATCATCGCCAGACATTCGCGAAGCGTGTCTTGGTCGCACGTTCCATTACGGTGGCGACGGTTCGCAAGTCGACGGTGCTGTTGAATCGTATCGCGACGAAACCGTTCGTGCGGACATCATTCGCGTTCGTCACGATGTTGATGAACAAATTTTGTACCCAGAAGTTGGGCAATTGCTCAAAAATATTACGACGTAAGGTTCCGCGTCATTTTGCGCACGGGCGGTTTCTCGCGTCGCCCGTGCGTTTTTTTTAAGGTTAAGTAATGTCGACACCATTCAGCCAGATAATTGGGCAGAACGCATTTGCGCAACTCTTGTTGTTGCATGGCGAAACCGTTACCTATCGACCAAAAGTCGGCGGAAGTTACGAACGAACGGCAGTTGTCGAACGCAACCCGCCAGCGTTATTTGATGCCGCAGGAAACGCAGTTGCACCGAACGCAATTGTTCGTTTTCACAACGACGCAACGCTTGGTGTTGACGCAAACAATTTAAACACGGGCGGCGACAAGATTGACATTGCGTTACGAAATGGTGCAACGCCAACAACGCAAAATGTTTTCGAAGTTTTAAGCACCGACGGCGGCGTAACGGTATTGGCGGTGAGATAATGTTGGGCAAGTTGATAAGCATAAAATTGCAGAACGATGCGATGAAAGAATTGCAAAAAGCACTTGCCGACTCACCAAAGGAAATTGGAAAGCGAACCGAACGAGCAATAAACAAAACAGCGGCAAAACACAAAACACAAATCGCCAAAAAGCTGCGGGAGTTTGTAAAAGTAAAAGCAGCGGTTGCAAAAGATCACATTGATATTCCGCAAAAAGCACGTGCACCGCATCGGCTGTCGTCAATGGTGCAAGTTAATCAATCAAAGAAACTTGGGTTGAATCGGTTTGGAGCAAAGCAAAACAAAAAGGGCGTTCGGTATCAGGTAAGCAAAACGGAAAAAGGATTTATCCCAAGTGCGTTTATTGTTGACCGACTTGGCGGGCATGTATTTAAACGCAAGAACCCATACATTCCAAATCCAAACCGCGACCCGTCAATTCGCAGACAGAACCGGCAAATAACTGCACCGCTTCGCGGGACGACAATGTATAACGTTTACAAAAAAAACAAACTGGAAAAGTGGTCAAAGAAAACCATTGCAAAGGAACTTAGATTTCAAATTCAACAGCAAGTTAAACACGTTCTCGAAAAGAAGGCCAAAAACAAATGAGCAATTCAATCGTGCAAAACATACTCGCCGTTTTTGAATCGCGACTTGCGGCAACAGAAGGAACGACTGGAGTATATCGGCCAAAAAAACAGGGCGACTTTCCGGTTGAAGATAAAATTATTGTCGTAACGCACGAAGATATTGAACGCGACGAAGAATTGTCGTGCGCAGGAAACCCGCCTAAAATCGCGTGGGTACTTCCAGTAAAAGTTGCGGCAATAATTGAACCCGACGACGACGACACGCAACCAATCGACCAACGCATGAACGACTTTATTGTTGACGCAATGGACGCAGTAACAATTGATAACTATTGGTATCAGTTTGACGGGAACGCAATCAACGCGACGCTTGAAGCACCGATCCAATTCCAACCAAGCGACGACACGGCACGCGGCATGATGTTTACCGTTCGCGTAACCTATCGCGTCGACGAAACAAATCAAACCCAACTAGCATAAAGGAAGCCCGACATGGTACTTTTGAAACGCAAAGCGCAGATTCTTGCAAAGATTGAAACGACCAGCGGAACCGCAGAGTCAAGTTTTGCCGCTGCCGACGTAATCCAAAACGCATTTGACCCAATGGTTCAACCGACGTTCGAACAAATTGTTCGACCGCAGCAAGCGTCGTTTGGTCATTTTGCAGATGTCGTTGGGTTTCGTTCCGGCACGGCAACGTTTCGCGTTGAACTTACTGGCGACGGTGCAGGAACCGCACCGGCGTGGGCAGAGAAGTTATTGCCCGCGTGCGGCATGAGTCAAACCGGCGATGCCTTTGCAACACTTGCTGAACCCGTTGGTTCAAATCTTAAAACGCTGACGATTGTTCTTATTCAAGACGGTCGCCGAACAATGATTTGCGGTGCGGCAGGCACGTTTAATTTGGTCGCCGAGTCTGGCAAAATCATGTCGCTTGAATTTACGTTCACTGGCAAGTACAAACAAATTGACGATTCGGCGCTAATTCCGTTTACTAACGACGACGACCCAA